TACAACAATTTTTGAAGCATTAATGCCTAAAAGATCTGATAGGTATTCTTTCATTACACCTGAACTTGCTGGGTAATTTGTTGTAACGTCAAAAATTGTTACTTCCTCATTTGATAAATGTGGGAAATCTAAAGGCATAGTCATTATAGGTGTTTTTTTACCTGCTGACATTTTAGCAACTTCAAATTTTGCTAGTGCTGATTCCAACTTACTTGCAAAATCGTCTGCTAACACACCTGCTACCTTTATTTTGTAGTCATATGACTTGCTAGATTCTGCTAGATACTGTGTAAACGTGCTCATATGCAATATTTAGTCTTTTTCGTCGTCTTTCTTTAAGAGTTTCTTCATTAGTTCATTACGATCTGAGATAACAAAACCGTCGGATTCTTCTATAGGTCCACCGTCTTTATTACCCTGGTCTAATTTCATTTTTTTGAGCTGTAATTCTACCATTTTTAACTTTTTATCTATCTTTGAGCCCTTTGCATCTATGGCATTTCTAAGGAAATTACTTGCAACTTCAAATATACGTCCTGAATAACGTGAGTCAACATTCATGCCCAAGTCCATTAGGTTCTTGTAACTCTCTTCTGATTCAACTGCTAGTTTGTCTAGTTCTAGATCTGACAGTTCTCCCAGTCCTTTTACCTGTGGAAGTGCGGCCGCAATTTTATCAAACTCAGCATACGATTTTTTAAGTGCCGCGGCAGTTTTAGGATCAACGTTTTTCATCACCTCACCTGTTTGTTGTTTGTTTGCTCTGGCTTGTTCTTTCTTATCTACCTCTTTGAATGCCTCTTTGACATTTGGTAAATTGAGAACATCTTCTAATTTTTTTGTCATCTGCGTATTTACTTACGTTTGCCTGTGTGAAAAAGGTCTTCTTCTGACACTACTCTAAATTTTATTTTTCTTTGTTTAGCAAAAGCACTAGCGGCTTCCCATTTTGCCATGTTTAACACAACTTGTTTTTTCTTTGCAAGACTTTTCCCTGCACGTTCCATGGTGGTTTGATCAGCAGGTTTAACTTCAATCATTTCTGCATGTTTCTTTCCATTTTTATCTTGATACACAATAAAAAAATCTGGCACGTACACAGTGTACTTGCCTGAAAACGGATGTCTGTATGGAATCTTTATTGACTCACTGGCCCATTGGTGCACGTTAGGGTGTTCATCACACAATCTCATGAAAGCGTGTTCCCAACTTGAACGATAGGTAGGTGTTTTCAGGCCAACATATTTGTCGCCATTCTTTGGTGAAAATTTTCCTCTTGCAAATCTTGGTAGCATTAATCTAGAATGTTTCTAGATACAAGTTCTTTGGTTGCTAGTGTCTGTCTAACACCTAGTCTACTTGACTTATACCTGTTAGCATTTAATATTAGTGTTATTAGTTCTGATAGTTGTACTTCTGAAGCACCTTGTAGTTTGTCCAATATTTCTTGTGGACTTATGCTGTCTATTTTTGCCTGTGCCATTATTACATATGCTGTGGATTCTGCAGATCCTCTCTTGAATCCTCTCTTCACAAAGAAAGCAATACAGGCATCGTAGTCACCTGGATTCATTTGGTAATCTGTTTGATAGTTTGTTGTGGTTAACTTTTGTATAGTTTCGCTAAGACCATCGCTATCTTTTGGTGGTAAGTTTGTGTAAAATTCAGCCATTATAAGTTCGCTTTCTCTATGTTAACGGTTATGTCTTGTGATGATCTATCTATCTTTATAAATCCTTCAGTAATTAATTTTCTTATGTCAGTAATTGATTTAGCTCTATATACTCTTTTGGTGGCATCAGTCGAATTGGCATAAGCAACATCACTTTCTGCAACTGATTGTCCTGTTCTTGATCCTATGTCTTTGTAATATATGTGACCTGCAATGACATCTTTTATTTCATCGTTTGTTGTAACTAAATTGTATGCTTCATTGGCTGTAAGAAAATTAACACTGTCAAATGTTGGTGTTGTTATTACAGTAGTATTTGCTGTGTTTTTATTATCTGCTAATCCTTTTGCTGTGGCTAATGTTGCTACCGCGGCTAACTGCCCGACACCAAATTGTGCTACTGGACTAGAGAGTGTTCCCGCTTGTTTGCCAACCTCCAACACGCCTTTTTTTGCAATACCTTTAAGTTCTTCTTTGGCATCTTTTTTCTTAATTTTTTTAGCATTGTTGTATGTGTTTGATGCACCTAATATTGCACCTAAGAAGTTACCTTCTCTAACATTTTTAAAAACAGATCCTACGCCATCTATAACACCACCTGGACCAAATATGCTGTTGGTTCCGCCTCCTAGTACTGATAGTGGCGAAGGTTCGTGATCATAATTTAATGTGGCAAATCCTGGCATATCAGTTCTGTTAACTGTGCCTGAATCATACAATACTGTTTCGTAATAAATTTGCATAACATTAGATAGTGTTCCAGCACCATCGGCATTGTCTACAGTATCGTGAGCAAAAGATCCTATAACTGGATTTACTAATTGCATGGATGTAAATCTTTGTTTGTGTAATAAAAAAATTATTATACTTTTTAGGTATGGTTTCTTTTTCTTTTTTGGAGTGTCTAATCCAAATTTTGAATATGCTCTTTTGTCATTTATATCATCATATGCATTATCTTTTGTGTCTGATATAGTAAGGCCTGTAGTTCCAGCATTAACTGAATCTGCTATGTGATATTCATAATATTTTTTCCAAAAAGCATTTACTGTATCAGCATGGTCATCATGGAATGTAATGTTAACTGGTTCATATTGAATACGTGTTGCCACATATGATTTTTTGTTATACTGTACAAGTTCTTCCAGGTTCATTCCGTATCTAGGTAAGTCGCAACTTTTAACCAACATATCTAATTGAGCGTCTTCTTGTGGATTATGTGGACTTACCATCATTGATTCGTCTGTTTGAATCATCACATGAAACATAAACTTCTGTTTCGGCATCAATCTGTAGTTGTCGTCTATGTACAGTCTAGATGCGTGACGGAAGTCCTTCATGCCGGGTTGGCCGTTTTGGATACCTTTTAAAAAATCATTTATCTTTGGCATATACTTGTATTTATAGCCACAAAAAAAGCGCCATATAAAGACGCTTTTCTTGTATTATAAATGCTAATTCTAATTCTTATTAACCACCAGTACTTAAAGTACCAATTGTTCTTGCAACTGCTGTACCAATACCTGTTCCTTGTGGTGTTTGTATACAGTTGTCATATCTAACTGACATAGTAATTGTAGCCGGGTCTGATGTTGCATATGCTAGTGTGTTGTAGTTAACGTTTTCAACGTAAGCACCGTATAGTTCAAATGTTTCTAGTACATTTGGTGTGCTTGAACCGTTACCACCGTCTAACATTTCAATTCTAGTTGTGAATTTGTAATCAATACCTGACGCCGCTGAACTTTGTTCAAAGAAATCAAATTGTTTCTGAATTTGTTCACCAACCAATTTAGTAACTGAGTTGTTTACATCATCTCTTAAAGTGATTGTAATTGGCTCCCAAGTGTGTTTACCAGCAACATAAACTTTTGAGTTGTAAACATCTAGTGTTACATTGTCAAAAGTCAAGTTAGGTCTAGTAATGTCTATTACTTGTTTTGTTAATTCTGATCTAGGTGTTGATACTCCAAAACCTTCAAGTATTGCTCTGAAACGATATTGAAGTTTTGGCATCAATAAACCTTGTGATGCTGAACTTTGATCGTTTGCTAAAGGTACTGTAAATTTTGATAATGTTGATATTGCCATTTGTTTCTCCTATTTATCGAAAATTAGTTCCCTAATTTTGCAATTTCTCCTGTGTTTTTAATTCTCAACGGTATGTATATAAATTCAACTGATTTGATTGGCTCAATTGCTATATCCACATAAAGTTCATTTCTATCTATTCTAGTAGGTGTGTTGTTTGTGTCATCACATACTACTAAGAAATCATATAATGCTCTTTGACCAACTAGTTCTAATAAGAATGATTCAACTGCTTGTTTGATTTCATTTCTTGTTAGTTCATCATTTGGTTCAAAGATAAATGGTTTTCCAATACTATCTAACTGACTTCTCAAGTACACTGCTAATCTAGAAACATTAATTCTATCTAGTGCTGAACTTGATGCTGTTTTAGTTAAGTTACCAAAGTTAACAATTCCTGCTCCACTAAAGAACGTGATTGGGTTAACTTTTACTTCATGCATTGAATCTCTCACTGACTCCGTTACAGATATTGTTTTAAATTCACCTTCTGCTGAATCTATGTAACCAACTGCTGTTGCATTGTCAACAATACCTCTTCTAGTTCCACTTGGTGCAAACCATGGGAAAGCAATATTATCGTTATTTGCTAAAGTTCTCATCATCATGTGTGATGCTGGAACAACAATTGATTTGCCTGTGTTGTCAGTTGTTAATCCTGATGGATAAAACACACCCAAATAATCACTTGCACTTATTAATCCGTCTTCACCGTTGTCCAGTGCCGCCGCTGAGTTGTTAGCCCAGTTAGTAATTGCAGTTGATGTACCTTCTAATCTTAAAGGAGTGTCACCTACTACAAATGCTGTGTTGTTTCTGTCTGTGTTTAAGTTAATCATGTTTGAAATCAATTCTGGGTAACCAGGTGTAGCAATTACGTTGAATCCTCTTTGGTCTTCTCTGATTGCTTGGTTAGTGTCCATTTCTGATTTTAATTGTTCAACAATTACTTTTCTCTGTGCTTTTCTTCCGAATGCACCTGAACCGTTTGCATTGTTGCTTGATTTAGTAACCCATCTGTCTGGGTAGTAAGTTGCAACAGATTCATTACTTGCTCTAGGGTTACCTAAACCGCTTGATCCACTTCCTGGATATTTTGCAGTTGTAATGTAACTGTTTTTGTATTCTTTAACATTGTAACCTGAACGTCTAGTGTTCCAAAGCAATATACCTTGTGGGTATGCCGCTGGATCTGGAGCATCTGGATCTAAATGACCATCGCTTAACAATGCTTTGATTGTTGAAGGAGTTCCTGCCGCTGTGCTTGTTCCTGCCGCTTTGTCAGTTGAAGTGTGCCATCTTGCGTCTGCAAAAACAATACCGTCTTCTGTTGTTTGATCGCTTTTGTCAACTAATTCCCAAGCCGCGCCTGATGTAGTTACTGCAACT